TACTAGTTACAACTGCTTTTAATTCAACACCTGTAGTAGGGTTCATAATAACAATTGTCTGATTAATAGACAATACATTAGCTACGTAATCCTTAGGATTAGTAGGAGTAAGGTTAACAGGAATACTAATAGTATTTCCATCAACAATTTCTACATTATTATAAGCAATGTGTAATCTATTCTGTTCTGACCAAATAACCTGATCAGAAGCCATTGGCATCTCGGCTCCTACCATACGTAAGAAACCAGATAAAGTTCTATTACCATAACGCTCTACTTCTTGTTCGTAGATCTCTGGTAAATATTGTTGAGCGAAAGATACGAAATCCAAATTGTTAGGATCCGTAAAGTTTAAATAATTTGTATCTAAAGCTTGTTGCTTCTGGGACGGTTTAATGGTCCCAAAGTTAGGCGTAACATTTGCCATAATTTTTTAAATTTTAATTGTTAAATTTGTTTTTGATTTTCAGTTTTGTAGAATCAACACCATTAATTGCTTTTACTTTAAAACCATTTACAAATATTTCACCACTCGAAGTTTGTCTTGGAGCTGTATTTATATTATTTGACTTTGCTGTAATTTCTTTAATTGCGTCGGCTTTACCCTGCTCATAAAAATGATGAGCTAAAGTATCTACGTTTTCAGCAGCATACATTGCCTTATGATAACCTTTCAAATCTGTTACTTCACCCTTATCATTCAAGAACTTCTTGACTAAGTTAGTAATATTTGATTGTTTATCTGCCACACTCTCTGCGTTTTGAACACCATATCTAAAATTCTTTTCACCTAATTTGAAATCAAAACCTTTGAAATCTTGGGTAAAGAAACTTTTCGTGTCGTTCTTAAACTTTGAATGTTGGCTTTCAACAACTTCCTGCTCTTGTTGGTAGCGATTAAAAAAGTCCATTGCTTTTTGTTGATCTTTGTTTATACTTGGTCGTAACTTTACTTCCTCGTAATATTTAGACTTAAGATCTTCTAAAAAACCTTTGGCTTTTGCAACCTCTTCCTTAAACGCTAATTTCTTTTTACGAATTTCGCGTTCATCGTCCTCGTCTTCATCGTATGCAAATCGATCATCCATAAGAAAATCAATTTCATCTTCATTTAGATGAGGTCTAGTTTTTTTATAATATTCTTTTAATAATAATTCACTATTAACATTAGAGTAATCAGCGTTAAGTCGAACATAATCTTCTACTGTTCCGCCCGTCTCTTCCATAAATGAAATTAACTTCTCTACATTTTCTGGCAATTGTTTACCTGTTGCTTCTGCTACACTAACGGCCTCCTGAGCTTCTTCGACTAATTCTTGTGCGCTCGCTGCAATCTCTTCTTCAGAAACTTCTTGCAAAGCATTTATTTGAATTACTTCTTCTTGCTGCGGGTCATTGTTTTGGGTAACGATTGTGGGTTCGGTGTTTCCTTCATCCACTCTCGGCAATTCCACTTTGGTGATTTCATTGCCCAACACGCTTTCATTTGTTGTTTGCTCTTGAACGGCATTTTCTTCTGGTTTAGTTTGTAAATCAACTTTTGCCACCACAGCAGGTTTATTTAATTTACGAGGCGTGGCTTTTGGTTTTTGCATTTTGAAGCTACCTTCTTGTTTTACTTCTTCTGACATAATATAATAATATAAAATTGGTTAATATTCTTTTACATAAGACCAAAATCAAATTCACTTACTCCGTTATTTTCAAAATCTTTTGGCATAGTATTGTTTTTTCTTTGCTCAATTAATTCCGATTGTTGTGTAGCTTGTATTTTTGTTCTTTGATCTTTTCTATCTTCTGCTTGTTGCAGTTTTTGATTAGCAATATCCACTTGTAATTTTGCTAATTCGAAATCGTATTGAAATTGTTCTGCCATAAGCAGTTTTTTAATTTCTAATTCTTGTTGCATTCTTTGCATCTCAAATTGAGATTTTGATTGCAGTACTTGTATTTCTGTTTGCGCTAACGCTTCTCTTTTTTGAACTTCTGCCATTGCAGCCGCTTCTGAAGCTTGCGCTTGAGCCTCACCCTGCGCTTTAATCATTGCTTGTTGATTTGCTTGATCTTTTTCTTGCCTTTTCTTCTTTTTGAATTTTAAAGCTTGATTAGCTAAATCTATATTTGTTATTCTGTTTAAATCAATAACATCTTCGAGATCTATATTACCCGCCTGCAAAGCTATTTGTATGTTTCTTTGGAATGCTGCTTTTTCTTCTTCCTCTGGCTCTAATTCAAGGAATATACCAAAGTCGTGCAAATTAAGATTTTCAATTTCTCTTAATGTTTCAGCATTAAATAAAGATATGCTCTCTATCAATGATTGTTTTGTTAATGGGAAATTAAGTGAATCCGCAATTCTTAATGATATATTCTCACAAGTTCTTAATGTTAAATATAAACTCGCATCTTTAATATGTCTTGTGGCTGTATTTGAATTTGCTGCGGCCATTTTTTGTAATCCTACTAATGCATCTGGATCAGGAGTGCTTCCGTCTCTTGCTTCATTTAATCCGGTAACATCACGTATCATTTGTAAGTAATACTGATATGTGCCTATCAATGCTTGTATCTTAGCGTTTCCGTTTGATGTTTGTAATTCTTGAATTGGTACTTTGCCAGGATTCATTCCTCCGTCTTGGGACATAGAACGACCAACAATACTACCGGTTTGGAAATACATATTTAAAGCTTCCGCTGGATTATAATTTGTTCCGTTACCTAAATCAACTTCGGCTAATCCATCAACATCGACAAATACTCCATCGGGAACCATTCTTGATAATACTTGTTGTAATTTAAGATGTGTTAACTGAACCATATCAGCAAAAGTAGTTGTTCTACTTACCAATGATTCAATTCTACCTTTATACATTCTTGGTGCGCAAATGTTATAATTCATTTGTACTTTTGTTGTATCAGCAAATGGCCTAGTCATATTTTCAGCTAACTTCCATTCTAACATTTTTTCAAATCCAAGAATCTTGGCGCCTGAATATAATACCTCTATACTTCTTGATACTCTTTTAAAGTTATCATTTTCTGGAGGATTAAAACTATCGTCTTTCTCTATGGCTTTTTCCAGCCCTTGCTCATTATATTTTATTTTAAATACTTGATTTGAATATGTTTTGTATTCAAAATATAGTACCTGAACGGTTGTATTATCATTGCTTTGTCCAGGGTAATTACGAATATAATTCATATCGCCTGGATATTTCTCAATCTCTTTTAAATCTTCATCAGATAAATATGGAAATTGTTTCTTTAATTCTTCTAGACTAATAGCCTTAACTTCTCCAACATAATAAACATCTTCAAAGTTAGGATCTTCCGTATAAGAATATACTAAGTTAGCTGGATCAACATAATCAATAACAATTCCATTAGCAGGATTCCATGATGTTTTAGCACATGCAATACCTATAACTGTTAAATCATAATTAAGTCTCCTAGCAATTAGATCATACTTATTTGTTGCTAATACCTGGTTTATAACCTCTTCCTCTGCAATTTCAATAGATGGTTTATAGTCAAGCTGCAAACGCATTTCTAATTCTTCGGTAGATTCCGGCAAATCTTCTGGGTTTGGAGAATTGAATAAATTTACGCCTAGCTTGCTCTGTATTTGACCAAGCAATTCGCGAGCCATCATATCTCTAATAATACCTGCAGCATAATCTGTTTTTGCTTTTGTTGAAGCAGGATCTTGAGCATAAGCTTTTATACTATAACTCTTATTCGATATACCGTTAACAACAATGTCAACAAACTTAGGTAAAACAGGAATTGGTTTCCAATCTAAATTCAAATAAGACAAATCACCGTTAATTGATAATTCATCTTTATATTTCTGTATAGGTTGTTCACCTCTAGCGTAGAGTCTTAGTCTATGGAAGTTTTGCCAATTAGAACCAAATCTATCATTGCCGGCTCCTCCAACTCTATCTCCTCTAAACCATTCGTTTTCAATAGCTCTACCAACTAAAGCTCCGTATTCGAGTGATTCCTTTACGCTATCCGGTACTACCTGACTTGGAAAAGAACTGTTACTATTAGTATAAATCATTTATTATATTATTTTTGAAGTATTGCCATTATTGTCGTATTTCTTAAAATTCAAAGGCACTGCTCTTTTCTGTACCTCGTAAACAGGAGAGTACAGATGCCTATTACATGCCATTATAGCTAAGCCCGAACTAATAGAGGCGTCATGCTTTGTTCTATCATTGATATTAAACCTTGCCCAGTCATTTAGTGTCTTTTGAAAATACATATCTCCGTGATAATCACCTTGGATCCCAACATAGTTTTCTATATATGTTTCAATTGCTGCTGCGTGAGCTTGTATAATATCTTGACCTGAGTTAGGTATACCACCAATTTCTTTTTCTGTTGGTGATAATTTGTTCCATGTTTTATCTGGTCTATTCATTGAAAAACCTCTATATCCTCTTCGCTTAAAATAATATAACAATCGAGCTTTATTATTCTCTGCTAATATAGGCATACCATAAAACACACAAGCCATTAATACTTCTTCAAAGAATATTTCTGCCGTTTGTGGTCTGGCTACATATTCAAGAAAGAAATGGTTTGCGGGTATGTTTTCCATTGAAAATTTTGTTAACCCATGTAAAGCTCCATTAGAACCTCTTGTGTCAACTGTTCCTGATATATCATAACTATCACAGCCAAAAGCACCACAGTGCTCATTACCAGGATATTTGATACCATCTTTTATTATTACGCGGTTTTGCAAGTATTTATCGGGAACCCAGCTAATTAAGAATCTTCCATCTTGGCTTGGGTAAAATATTACTTTTGAATCTTGTATTCCGTTTTCCCATTGAAAACTTCCACGAGTAATAACATTTGTATTTCTTAAATCATCGTTATAATCAATCTGCTCATATATCTTTGTCAAATTGAATAATGATTGTTTTGTTTCGTCTCTAAAAGCGTGTTGTTCTGTTCTTGGGAACTGACGGTAATATTCATTTAATGCATCAGAATCGCCTTTTAAACCTTCAACTTCATTTTGCCAATGCTCAATTACTCCTGTTTCAATCCAGTTACCATCAACCCCTTTTATTGGTTTTGACGGAGTATCGAAGACAGGTAAGCCATAAGTATCAATGAATCCCTCGTACGACCATTCCATAGGTATGAACAAACTATATAATCCTGAAGCAGTCTGTCCATTGCGGTTTCTTTTCGTAACATCTGAATTGTAATAAAGTTTCTTAAAGTTTTCTCCTCCTTTATCTAAAGCATTTGATGTTGATCCCATCATACACTTACCGATAATTCTCGATCCTAATCGTAAACAGGTCTTAGTAACACGCCAGTTATTTAATATATTATCAGGTCGTTCCCATTTACCACTTTCATCATGTACCAGTAACTTTAACTTTTCACCATCATAGGAGTTGTCCCCTGTGTTCTTCCAGTCAATAGTTGTATCTAATCCATCTAACTCTTCTAACTTTTCATTAGTATCGAGTTTTTTACGTGTAAGCTTTGACGCAGGTATTCTATATGCTAATTCTGTTTTTGGTCTATCC